CGGCTCCAGCGGGGAGTGCGCAGACGGGAACACCGGCACCGGTACCGACAGCGACACCGCCGCCGACGCCTCCGCAGGTGAACGATCCAACCGCGAATGTTGGGACCGATGCGTTCTCTCAATCGATTCGCGATGCGCTGCTCAAAGAGCTAGGGCAAGGGCCAGTGAGCGCCGACGATCCGACCATTGCTCCGGCGATTGCGGCGAATCGTGTGGCGACGGAGCGGGGATTGGCCGATGAACGCAATCAGATTGCGGAGCGGATGAACGCGCAGGGTGCAGCCAATAGCGGTGCGCTCGATACGCAGATGCAAGCCGCGCGCGAGCGGGCGACGACTGGTGAGTCGCAGTTCTCCGGCAATGCGGTGATGCAGCAAGCGCAGTCGCGCCGTCAGGAGTTGGTCAATCTGCTGCAGACCGGTGCTGGCGTGATGAATGCCGATCAGTCGCGTCAGCTGCAGGGCAAGATCGCGGACCTGGATGCGTTCCTGCGGCAGCAGGGCATCACGAATCAGAACCAGCAGTTCAACGATCAGCTGGGCCTGAGCGCGGCGGAATTCCAAGCGCTGATGAACCGGCAAGCGGTACTCGACGCGCAAGGGGGCTGATCATGGCGGTCACGAATCCGGCTGACTCCAGTTTCTGGGATGACCTGTCCCAGTTGACGGGGAAGGCGACGCAAGGCGCCGCCAGCGGGCGTGCGGCACAAGGCCAGTACCTCAACCAGCGCGATGCGTTGGCGGCGCGCCTGTACGATATCGCGCAGACGGCGCGCACGCAGGCAGCGAATCAAAACCTGAACACGGACAAGTACCGCAACAGTCTGGCGGGCGTCGGAGCGAATGAAGCGGTGCGCGGCGCGCTGATTGAGAATGCGCAACCGGCGACACTTGATCCGGGGACCAGCCACATGACGCGGATGTCGTTTTCGGGCGGGACGACACCGGCGAGCTTCACGCCGGAGACGCGGGCAGCGGGCGCGGCGCTCGCCAAGCACGGCACGTCGCTGCTCGATAATCCCTCCGGCGCGCTGACCTCGACGCCGGGGAGCGGTGTGGGTGGGCAGTCATTTTTGCAGGCGCCTGCGCTGAGTCCGGAGCCGACAGCGGGATTCTGGGAAAACGCCGGAGGCGCGACCTCGATCGCGTCAGGCATCCTGGGCGCGTTGGCACGTGCGGGTGGTGGGAGTGGCGGCGGCGGCGATTTGAGTAAGGCCGCGAGCGCGCTGAAAAAACTGTTTGGCGGCGGGGACGGTACCACAATGGACACGAATCCGTTGGTCTATGGCAATCCAGATTTTCCGCTGTCTCAACCGCTGCCGCCGGGTCTGTCGGGTCAGTCAGGGGTCACGGAGGGCGCGAGCGCGACAGGTGAGACCTCTGGGCAGGCGATTGATCCCACCACGGGACAACCGTTGCCCTATGGTGATGATTCCAGCAGCTGGATTCCTACCGATTGGTCACCGTCAAATAGTGGGGGCCAGTGATGGACGCCCCTCTCGGCGCACTCGGCGGCGCAGCGGGCGGCATGGCCGATGCCGTCTCGGGCATCATCGAACAGCGCTTGCGGCAGGCGCAGGTCGCCAATCAGGTGCAGGAGAATCAGGCGCGTACCGCGCAGGCGCAGGCGCAGCTGGCTGAGACCACGCGCGCGCACATGGCCGATGAAGCGGCTCGTACCGCCAACACGCAGGCGATTAACCAGTGGCATCAGGACACGGCGGCTGAGGCTGCACGTAAGGATCGTGAGGCGGCGGCGAATCAGGCGGGGACACAGTTTGATAAATTTGCGGAACAAGCGGCGCCTGGCGGGTTCTACACGGCTGACAATCCGAACGTGCAGTATGCGCAACGTACGGGACGCACCGATGTGTTTACTCCACAAGCGGCGACGCCCGATCAGCCGATGGTGGGACCGCTGGAACCAGGGCAAGCTGATCGTCCGACGGTACCGGGTACGGGAAAGCCTGCAGGGTTTCTTAAAACCGCGACGGCGAAACAGCAACAGGACGCGGCGACGAATCAGCGCTTGATCGATGCCGCCAACACCAGTGCGGACACGCGGAATTGGCTGGCGGCGATTGCGCAGCAGAAGGCGGACGCCGGACCGCCCGAGAGCTTTACGGCGCCCGTCGCGGAATTGGATACCCAAGGGAAACCGACCGGCCGGTATTTTTCGGTGGATCGCCGAACGAATCAATGGACACAGCCTGGAGGCGCGGGTCCGACTGCGACCAAGACGGCGCCGGGGCAAGCGGAACTCAATACCAGGGCTGCAGATCAGACGGAAGCCACGCGCACGCTGAATTTGCTGGATAAGTCGATCGATGACGCCTCGTCCATGATCGGCCCTGGAGAGGGACGCGTCAGCAACATCGAACAAATGATCGGCAATCAGGATCCGAAGATTCAGCGGCTGGGTGTGTTCATGAAAGCCGCGAAGATGAAGATCGACGGCTTAATGGGCAGTCGGCGCGCTGCTGCGAGTCCGTACCTGATGAAGCAATGGGACAACCTGCTGGCCAACAACATCACGCCGGAAGGATTAAAGAGTGCGGTCGAGGCGATGCGTGAAGTCGTCGGCGGTGCTGGTGTGAGTGGTCCTGGTGCTGGCGGTGGCGGGAAACCACGAACGGTGTACGACGAACAAGGGAACATCATCCCGAATAAGCCGAACCCATGAGCGACGATCAGGAACCCGTCGTCATCGTCGATCGTCACGGAGACGAGCATGAATTTCCGGCAGGCTTTGATCCGAAAAAGGCCGGGCTGATTGTTTCGCGTACGGTCGGTGATCGTGATGCGGCAGCTGCACAGAAGCGCGCGCAGGAAGGATCGACCTGGGGCGCGGCGCTGCATCCGCTCGCCAAGGCTGCACTCGATACACTGCCTGGGATCGGCGGTCTCGTCGGCGGCATCGTGAGCACACCAGAGACGCTGGGCGCGGGCACCATCCCCGGCGTCGCGCTGGGCACCGGCATTGGGCGCGGTGTTCGTGATGTGATTGGACAAGCGACCGGATTCGACGCGCCGACCTCGATGGCGCAGAAGGCGAAGAACATCGCGACGGACACCGCGATTGCCGGGACCGCGCACGCGCTGATACCGGGGTTGGTCGAATCGGTGAAGAGTCCGATCCAGACGCTGCGCATGGCGTCAGAGCATTTTGGCGATGCGATGCCCGCCTCGATTCGCAAACTCGGGGCGCTGCTGCCAGACCTGCCGAAGCCGCCGACACCGACGCCGGTGATGGAAGATTTTCCGCCGCCCGGCTCCGCGCTTGATATCGCAAAGCCCGTGCAGGCTGGTGGCCTCACCCCAGAACAGATCGCGGCACGCATCGGCAAAGTGCAAGAGGCAGGACTACCCGAAGCGCCGCCGCGCGGCGGACCTGGGCGACTGATCACGAAGCCGCCGATTTCGGCTGATGTGTTGCGCACGCGACAAGCCGCCGCCGACGCGGCGCGCGCAGCGGATCTGGCCGCGAATCCGCCGCCGACACCGACACCGCGTGCGCGTCCGCCAATTCCGCAAGCGCAGTTCAACGAGATGCCGCTGGCGTCGCAGATGGCGCACTTGCCGGAAGAAACCGGCGGCGGTGTGCTCAAAACACGAACGCCCGTCACGCCGATCATTCCGCAGGAACAGACCCCGTTCAGTCAGAAGCCGCTGGCGGCGCAGATGGATCAGTTACCGGAGACGCCCGCGCCGGAGCTGCCACGCGGGGCGCAGCCGCCGATTCAGAACCTCGGGAATGAGGTGCCGACGCCGACGCCGTTCAACGAGTTGCCACTGCAACAGCAAATGAACCAGCTGCCGACAACCGGCGGCGAAGCATCCTCGCGCGTACCGACACCGCCGATCATCCCGCAACCGGAACCGCCGACACCGTTCCATGAGTTGCCGCTGCAGCAGCAGATGGATCAGCTGCCAGAGACTGGCGGTGTGTCGTCTGAGCGCGCCGCCGCACCGCCGCCGCTACCGCAGACGCCGTTCAACGAGCTACCGCTCTACCGGCAAATGGAACAGCTCCCGACAACCGGCGAAGCACCGGAGCTGCCACGTGTACCGGAACCACGCGCGCAGAACCTGGGAGAAGAGACCGGCCCAACCACACTGCTGGGCAAGCCCGGTTTTCTGCGCACGCGTCCGATGCCGCCGACAGCTGCTGCACCAGAAACCCCCGTGAGTGTGGGCGATGAACCCCCTGTTCCCCCCACACCAGATGTTGGTACGCCGCAAGCGCCTGCTGGTCCAGACCTTAGCTCGATCCTCTCAAACCTCCCGCAGTCGAGCGGGCTGGCTGATGAGCCGAATCTGGGACTGAACCGTGGGACCGGCGAAATTTACCGTGCGCAACCGGCGCCGCCTGAAGCACCGCCGAACCCGCACGGGGCGACACCGGATGAGATTCGCGAGCTGCGGCAGATGGCAGCAGAGAACGAATCGCTACCAGGGGGCAAGCACACCTTTGTCGAGCAGAACCGGCGCGGCGGCGACATGGAAATTGTGCCGGGGTCTGGCGGCGCGGAATCGTTGCAGGACATCAAAGACGCTGGGGGCTACGGCGCGGGCTATCGGGAAATTCGCGGCGCGATCGAGAACGTGATTGACGGCACCGGCAAGCCGTCCGTCAACACCAAGGCCGTACTCGAAACCGCTCGAAACCGATTGGCGGGCGGTGGGCGACCTCCAGGTTTGCCGCCGGATGCCGGTGATTACTACGAGACACCACTGGAGCGGACGGCGCGCGAGGCGCGTGGGGAACCGCCGCCGACACTGCGTAACGCACAACCGACAGGCCAGTCACTGCGCGACATGATCATTGAACAGGTGCGCGCGCACGCGGCGGACACTGGTGTGCCCATCGATGAAGAGGCGCTGCAGCAGGAGTTGGCTGATAAGGATCGGTTCCTCGGTGGCATCGTGGACAAGGTGCGCCAGGGCGGTGAGGATGTTACCTTCGACCCGAACGAATTTGGTGAACCGCAGGGACGACTGCCGAACACGGAAGAGGCGACGAAGGTCGGCAAGGCGGACGTGACGTTCAAGGCACCTGCGCAAGCCAGCGACGAGACCTTCAGCCTCGATGACCGCACGAACGCGCAGAAGGCGTTGGATGAAGAACGCGCGGCGCGCGAAGCGCAAGGGCCGGGCATGTTCGATGAGCCGCAGGACCGTGATGCGCTGACCAAAGAACGGGCTGAGGTGGGGTCTGCGCAGACGGCGAGCGAGCGTGGGATGAAGCGCACCGAAGTGCAGGACGAAGCGCCAGCGGTCGAGAGCGGGCAGACCGGCCACACCAGCGGCATGATGCCCAGCAAACATCACGCGCGCATCCAAGCCAAGCTGCAGGACATGATCGATTCGGGGGCGACCGATGATGAGATTCGCAACCACATCGACTACCGGGCAGACGGCAAGCCGAGTGATCCGAAAACGCGCGCGTTCATGATCACGCTGGCGCGCACATTGGGGCGTCCGGTCTACGCTGCGACAGGCGCGGCCGGGGCTGGAGCGCTGCGTCAAGCGCTGGTGAACCAACTCAATCAGGACGGAAAACAGGAGTGACTATGTTCAATCCCAAACTCGCCATGCCCGCGATGCCCGGTGCGGGCATGGCCGCGCTGATGCAGCAACCGCCCAAGCCGCCCGCGCCGCCCGAAGCCAACCCGCATTATGGTTTAGGATCGCAACGGCGCAGCGCGCTCATCGAACACCTGAAACTGCTGAACCATGACGGAAAACAGCAGCTGCTGCGCCCCACCAGCCGCGTGACCGGAGCGTAACTGAGACGTGTAAAAAGTGGGATATTTCCGATCACTTACGGCGATTTCAGGATACTGACGAATGGTGGAGATTCGATGGTTTTACTGAGGAAAAGTGAAGAAAATCGAGGTTTTTGTGCGGATCAAGAAAACCCGTAACTTGTTCTCTAATGACGTTAATGTGAGCGTATTCCTTAATAAAATCGCGTGTTTTTGGATTTCGTAACTGTCACGTAACTGGCGTGGTGCCTTTTTCGAGGCACTCTGGGCACTGCACGAACGCCCGTACGATCAGCCCTCGGTCTGGGGTGTCGGTCGGCACCGGATAAAATTCGCTGGAGACAGACTTGCCGCAGGTTGAGCATCGCAACCGATGTGTGGCTCGCGCGGGTATCACCGTGTCTGAGTGCAGCAGCTGCGTCTGCAATGTGGTCAGGATGTCGTACAGCAGGTCTCGCGTGCGCTGATCGAATGGTGGGGCTTCAGGTTTCTTCACAGCAGATCCTCAAGGGGCAGATGTTGCAGCGCCGCAGGCATGTGTGGCCGTAGGCGACTGATGCGGATGGCGTGTTCCGGCGTTCCCCGTACATCGCGCACGCCCTCGATGTTCCCTTGCTTCATCTCGGCGACAGTCAACCGGCGCCGCAGGTGAACGGCGATGCCACCATGCTCGCGCCATTCACCCAGCGTGGCGTCTCCGACGCCGTGCAGCTGTTGTTCAGCCAGTGCCCAGGCGGCAGCGAGAGGGACGGTCATGTGTGCGTGGATTGAGGCGTGCCACACGGGTCCGCCAAAATGTGACTCCAGTCACTCGTAGCCGCTGTTGACCGTCAGGACGACGGAGTAGAGACCGCCGCGCACGAAGCGCCGGAAGCGCGGGTGCGTCGTTTCGACGGCGAGACGGCAGTGATACGTCAGAGCGGCGCGCTGGTGCGTATTCATGTTTTGCGTTCCTGGTTGATCGTCTCGATCGTCTCCTCGACCTGCCGCATCGCGGCGGCGTGCCCCTCCAGCGCCTCCAGCTTGGTCGTGTACCGCCAGCACTCATCGTTGCAAGGTCCGCCGAAAATCATCGTCTCGAAAAGGATGGGCGGACCGTGATGGCCAAAGCTGTGGTCCAGTCCTAAGAATACGGTGGAGATGTCGCTGTCGCCGATCGTGTCTCGCAGGATGATGCGGTCGGCGGTCTCCATCCACGCTGCCCACTCGATGATGTTGGGGCATAGTACTGGTTCACCGTCGTCGTCCAGGATGTAGCGACCGGGCCAGTGCTCATTGAAGAACATGACGGCACCTCACACACAGTCGCAGCTGGTCGGCGCGAAAGAGTCGGCGATTCGTGCGCCAGCAGCGTGCGCACCAGTACTTGCGGGAGCACTTGCAGCCGGGCACCGTACCGAGACAGCGCTCACAGCGCAGGACACCAACGCCGTCACGGTAAGACACCGGGTGAGGCAAAGCTATGGCAGACCGTACAGAGTCGGAAATACCAGCGTGGCTTCGCATAGTTGGGGTGATGATTTTCGGCGTCTGCTGCGCCACAGCCTTCACACGGGCCTTTCGGAAGTGTCCCGCGCGATTGCAGCACTTTGGTATAGGCGCGACAATTTGCGCGCTGTCGTTGGTCGGCAGGCAGATCGCGGTACTTGGGTCGTGTCTCGCGTGCTCGGCGTGAATGACATAGCTGACACCATGACTGTCGTTGTGTCCCGCACTGCCGGACCGGTCGAATCAGGCAACGAGAACACCATCGAATCTCTGGATTGCCTTCCACGATAACAGTATATTCTCCCGGAAATTTTGTGTGGGACGTGGAATGGTGGGGGTTCAGTCCTGCTCGGCTTTCTTCTTTTCGTACAGCTTGCGAATCCGATCGACGCGTTCCGGGTCAGGTTCCTGAGCTGCGGTCAGGAAGGCGTCAACGACAGCATCGGACAATCCGGCGTGCTCGCTCGCTGGCTCGTCACAGTTCAAGCACTCACCATTGTGATCGGGCCGGAAGTCGGTACATGGTTGCTTAGGAGCAGTCATAACGAATCCGCTCATCGATGATGGAGTCAATCAGTGCGATGCGTCCGGTGATAAATTCTCGCGCCAGCGCCGTAATCAGACGGGTGGCGTCGTGTTCAAATGCGGTGCGCAGGAGCATCAGCGCACCGTCCGGCAGCGACCGGTACAGCGCAATGGTTCTGTCGTCAGGCTTAGTGTCGGGATAGGCCATTAGTGTTTGGTTTCCTTCGCAGTCCGCACATAGATCCCCGACATCGTGAGCCGATCGCAGCGGTAACAGATTTCCGGCGCGGGATCTTTGAGGCGGACAGGCGCGCGATCTGGTTCGATTTCCTTCCAGCAGTCGTCACACACCGCTGCTGTGATGAAACGTGTCATGGTTCAGTGCTTCGTGGTGGTGGTGTCGAGCGATTTGATGAAGGCGTCCAGCGCGAATTGCGACGACTCCACGCGTTTGAGTAACTCCTGCGCGACCGCCTGATGCGTGCGTGCCGTGTCGATGTTCACTTGCGCCAGGGCGTACAAGTGCGGGAGGTACCAGCTGCTGAATAGGAACGCCGTCACCAACCCGCTGGCCAGTACGGCGCGCATCCAGTCGTGGGCGAGCAGACAGATCACCGTATTGAATACGCCTAGCAGGACGCTGACGCCTAGCATGATTTGCGAGACGCGAAAGATGTACTCAGGACGGAGCTTTGTCATCATCATCGTCGTCGTCCTGGTGCGAGATGGCCGCTTCGCGCATGATGCGGAGCACGGCGTCGCGAATGGATTTGTCCTGATGCTCAAGGGCCGCCTCATAGAAGTCGAGCGCATAGCGCAGCAAGCTGGAGAGTTTGCGCGGCGTGATCGGCGGCTGGAACACGGTCTCAGCGGTCATCAGGGTCAGAGCAAGGCTGAGAATAATGGGGTCGTCTGGCGGATTCTCCTTGATGAATGCCGCCAGACGTTGCACGTAGGCGTCCGCGCGTGTGAGCTGGCTCAGTCGTTCGATTTCATTGGCGCTGCTCATCGGTGAGTTCTTTCGTGAGCGCATAGAGGCCAGGACCGACGCGCTTGAACAGGTCGTCGTGACTGTCCATGCAGGTGATTGCGCTGGCCGCACTGTTGACTTTCGCCGCTTTCATAATGGCCGAGAGCGCGGCGGTCCGGTTGTCCTGCTTGTCAATGTAGTCGTAGATGCGCTGCCAACCAAAGATGCCCCACCGCTTCGGTGCGGCCTTTTTCTTGTGCCCCTTGCGCACGGCCGGAGCTTTCTTTGTGAGCGGTTTGTTGATGACGTGCGTGAGCTGGTACAGTCCCCGTCCCACTCTTTTGAACACGTCCTCATGCGAGTCGAATGCACTGCGGACGGAGGTCTCGGGCATTTTCAGCTGCTTGGCGATGACGGATTGCGGGAGCGTGCGGTCCGGCGCTTTTTTGAGCAGATCGTGGACGCGCTGCCAGCCTAGCTCACCCCACTTGCCGGTACGTCGTTTCTCCGCGCTCTGACGTTTGGCACGTTGCGCCTGTGCCGCTCGACGCTCCGGGGTCCAGGTAAGTTTCTGCCAGGTTGGTTTGACGAGCACGGCATCGGCGCCGGTGCCGTTGCTGTTGATCACGGTGTGCGCATCGGAGGGCCAGGAATTACCGCCCGGCTTTTCCTGGGGACGCAGAAACACGGGCGGGTGGTCGCCACTGAACTGCTCCGGAAAGTCATCGAATACGTCAACGAGATACGCCTGGATGGCTTCCAGCTTCGTTCGCACGCCTAACCGCGCCAGCTCCGCAAGGTCGGCTTTCTTCATAACCTACTACCTCAGTGAGACGGATGCGCCGACCCCGATATAAAGGTCGTGCTTCGCCTGCTGGGCAGGATACATCGTTTTACGCGCGTTTGCGCTTGCGTTTGCTGTTGGCCCCGTCCCGTTGCGCCTTGAGCGCGCGGTTGTGGATGGCGTGGAAGGAGACATCCTCACCATGCACCTCCTCGATGTCGCCGCCTAGGTCGCGCGCTAGCGCGAGGACGGTCCAGTAAGAGACGACGCCGAGGTCCTTGAATTTCCCGAATTCGTGCGCCCGTTCTAGGAATTGCGCCGGGGTGCGAATGTCGAGCGCCGTGATCAAGCGCTGCACGCGGACGGCGGCGCTCGGGTGCGGACAGCCAATGCGTCCCAGATCCCATTTCGACCACGAACGCTTGCCGATGGTCACGATCGCCTTGTGCTCAGCTCTGGCAAAGGTGCTCCCGACAATCTTCTGATGGGCCTCCGGGTCTACCAGCGAGTGGCGTTCGTCATCTGGACTCACGGTGTCATCCTTTGGTTAATGGACAGGTCCGACATGCTGCCGCACAACGGTGTACGGGGTCAAGGGTCGTTAGTGCTTCGTCTCGTCGTCGTCTGGCATCGACGCGAGAGATGTTTCCATTGCGGCATCAGGGCCGAAACGGCCAGCCCTAAAGTCGGCTACTACCTGTGTGGCTATCTCGACCCAGTAACTGCTCGGGTTAATGTTTCCGTACTTCTTTTGAGCCGTCGCGAAGCTCATGTCTCCTAGGTAGGATATCCATGCCAGTCCGAACAGTCTGGCAATGCCGATCTCCATTGCCTCTGGAATATCGGCGGGTGGTTCCACCCCGCGTTTTTTCATCACGAATGACTCTCTGGCTTTGTGCTGAATCCACTATTTGCCATATCCGCAATTTCTTCTTCGCTCACATGGACGTAGGTGTCGAGGAACAGCTGTGCATTGGTCCAGCCGCCGAGTTGCATCACGGCTTTGACGGAATAACCCGCCTTGAGGTACCACGTCGCCCCTGTGTGCCGGAAGCTGTGAAACGTCACGCCGTCGTTCTCGCGACCGTAGGGAATTGCAGCCAGTTCGCACACGCGATTGAACCAGCGCCAGACCGGCGCAGAAAATCCAGACTTGTGCTTGTAAAAACTGGAGAAGATCAAGCGCTGGGGCGTCTCACGCGGCAGGCAATCGAGGTACCTGCGCATGTTCGCCGTCACGGGTTTGGTTTTGGGTGCTCGCTGACGCCCGCGTGACACCTTGGTGTTTTTTGTCACGAAGTGCGTGTCGCGATAGTCCGCCCACGTCAATTTCAACAGACTTTTGCGACGGACAAGAATTTCGATCGCGCTATAGGCGAGCGCCAGCCCTTCATGTTTCGGGATCTCGTTAATGTCGTCATGCGAGGCCAACACGGCGACGAAGCGGTCAAATTCTGCGACCGTGAATGCTCGGGCTTCAAATTCATCTTCGTCCAGACGTTCTAGTTGTGCCTTATGGGTGCCGGGTTTGCGTGCCGCGAGCGGATTATGCGCGAGGTGTTCCGGGATCGCTTTCGTCAGCATTTTCTGGAGTACGGAGACGTTCTGATTGACGGTGGACGCGATGACCGTCTTAATTCGTGTGGTGCGCCATTCGCGGACCAGGGGAATCGTGATGTCCTTCAGTGCGTAGTGCCCAAAGTCTTTTATCAGGAGATCGATGGTAGAGGTTTCCTGCTGCTTGCCGCGCACATTGGCGGTGACGTGCTCCAGGTACCATCGTGCAAACTCACGAAACGTGATGGAGGAATTTGTGACCGGCGCGTTCACACCCGCGCGGATGTCGATGCAATCCTGCTGATACTGAATCTCCGCATCGCGCCGGTTCGTCGCCCGTTGTTCTTTAGTCGGCGCGTCTACGAAGATGCGGGTCGAGGTCGGCTTGCGCGGCGCGCGCTTGGTCTCCGGGTCGATGTCGTACTTTTTCCACCAGTACGGACTGTCGGTGCGCTGATAAATCCCCATTAGCGGCGGACCTTCCGTTTCTTCGCGGTCTGACGTTTCCGCGTGACGGGTTTTCGAACGTGCCGGTCGGGGGTAACCAGCGCGTGCAGAACCTGCGTCTCGATACGGCGCAGGTGTTTGACAGACATCACGGCGAGCACCAGATGGCTGATGCGCTGCCGCAGTTCGATCACCTCGATGTTCTCTCGGCCCGAAACGCGTGTGCTCTTGGCGTATGAGCCGTTGACGTACGGTTCGCTGCTCATGATGAGGTTGGGGAGTGCTTCACGAATTTTCGCCAGCGTGTCGGTGCTGGTATTCGCGCCGTTTTCGACGCGGTTGATGGTCTCCTTATCCATCTTCGTGAGTTCAGCCAGTTGACGTTGCGTCAGGCCGCGCTCGTAGCGCGCCAGCCGCATAGCGGCGGAAAACGATGTCTGGGGCGGAGTGTACATGAAGGGCTGAGTCTACCTGTAGGGATATGTCCGTGTCAACGTCTCTGGAGAAAATATTTTTGCTCGACATAAACCCTTATAGGTAGGAGCTTTCCGTACGTTGTACGGATATATCAGAGTTCCGACCCTTGACGGCCGTTTACAGCGGGTTCATAGTCGGCAGACTAACCGCGTGTTATGCCTGAAGGCTGGCACAAAAGCTACTGAACAAAGTACTTATGCCTACCCTGTCAAAACCAGCAACACCACGGGAAGCTCTACGAAAAGCACGGCGTGCGGTCGGGTGGACGCAGCAGCAGCTGGCGGAGGCCGCAGACTGTACGACGGCGACGATCAGCGACCTGGAGAACGGGCGCAATCACCAGCCGAGTCACGAAAAGTCGATGCACATCTTTCAGGCACTGTGCGATGCCGGACTGATGAACGTCACAATCGGCGAGCTGTTCCCGGTCTCGGAGATTCCCAGCCGACAGAAGAGGAAACGAGGGAACCAATGGACCCGATCAGCGAGTCCCCGTATCTGACCAGCGCCGAAGCGCAGCGCTTCCTGCGCTACGAGACGCTCGCGGGCTTCATGAAGGCGGTGCACCGCTGGCGCATTCCACATTTGCAGCGCGGGAAGCGTCGGCTGTTCCTCAAGACGGATCTGGTGCGCGTCTGGTCACGTCCGGTCGGCTATCGGCCGCGCGGCACAGCCAAGAATCTGACTGGACCGGCCAATGAGTTGCCCATCGCATGACAGTCATCTACATCGCGGGGCCGTTTCGCGGCGCGACGCCTTGGGATGTCGAGCAGCACGTGCGGCACGCGGAAGCGCTCGCCTTCGAGGTGGCGCAGCTCGGGGCGATGCCGCTCTGTCCGCACACGAACACGCGGTTTTTCCACGGGACGATGACGGAGCAATTTTGGTTGGACGGAACGGTGGAGCTGATGTCGCGCTGTGATGGCGTTGTGCTCACCGACGACTGGCACCGCTCGCTCGGCGCGCGTGATGAAGTCGCGCGCGCGCATCAGCTCGGGTTGCCGGTGTTCGATACGGTCGATGCCCTGCGCGTGTGGCTGATGAAAGCGGAGGTGAAAAGCTGATGGCGAATATCACGGATCTGTTCCCGTCCAACTGGATCAAGGCGCCCGATCTGCGCGGGCGGCGCGTCACTGTCACGATGGCTGCTGTGAAGGTGGAAGAGGTCGGCGACGACAAAAAGCCGGTCCTGTACTTCAGCGGCACCGACAAGGGGCTGGTCTTGAACGTGACGAATGCGAATTCGATCAAAGAGCTGTACGGGCCGGAGACCAACGACTGGCGCGGACGCGCGATTACGCTCTACGTCGCCAAGGTCGAGTACCAAGGCAAGCGCATGGACGGAATCCGCGTGGACCCGCCGGATACCACAGGCGGCGCCTCGCCTGCGCGTCAGGCTCCCCCGCCGCCGCCGTCCCCGCCCGCGCCGTTTCTGCCGGTAGCGGATCAGTTCGCCAGCGGACCTGAGCTGACCGATGACGATATCCCGTTCTGAAACCACGATGAGCAGCAGCGGCTTCGGCTCGACGTACCGCCCGCCGATCGTCTTTGATATCGAGACGTGCGGCATCGATGACGCGCGCCAGTACATCGACCTGCCTGCGGCACCGGCGAACTACAAGGACCCGGAGAAGATCCAGGTCTACATCGATGAGAAGTTTCAGGAGCTGATTCTGCGCGCGGCGCTCGACCCGGATCTGGCGCGGATCGTCTGCCTGGGCTTACAGACGACGGACCGGCAGATTGTGCTGGTGGCGAAGGATGAAGAGGACGAGCGCACGCTGCTCACCGATTTTTGGCGACTGGTCGGTGATGGACCGGACCAGGCGCCGCTGGTGGGATTTGGCATTCTCGGCTACGACCTGCGCGTGCTGCTGCGACGATCGCTCTATCTCGACGTGAGAACACCGGCGGTGCTGATTGACAAGTACCGGCATCCGGGCGTGATCGACCTGATGGACGAATTGAGTTTTCACGGCGCGGAAAAGTTCCACACCTTGGATTTCTACGTGCGGCGCTTTCACCTCGGGCCGTTCGATGAGGACATTAAGGGATCGGCGGTGCCCGCGCTGGTGGCGATTGGCGCATGGCCGGAAGTGATGAAGCACTGCGAGACTGATGTGCAAAAGATCGTGGCGCTGGCGCGGCGCGTGGGGGTGGTACGTGTTTAGACAAACCAATTCTCTGCCTGAACTCGATCTGCAGCGTGGACCGATCCGCTTGAACCCGGAGCAGGAACGCGCCGTCGAGCAGTGGGCGGCAGACGATCGCCTCTGGACGACGCAGGATACGGTGGCGTTCAACTTGAGGGTGTTCGCGCGCGTCATTCTCGCAGCGCAGGGCGTGCGACCATGAAGCGCCGCCGATTCCTCCAGCTGCTGGCAGGCGGGGTCGTGGGCACGGCGGCGGTGCTCCACGCGCCCGGCTGGGTGCTCAGCTCGACGCGACCAGGGCGACGGCTCGCCTGCGAATACCTGCGTGGGCAGTATCTGGCGTTCGTGCAGGCTCACCATTCACCGCCGTATCGGATCATCGTCGGCCGGGATCTCTTTGAGGCGCTGGAGCGTGAATTGGTGTTCAACGAGCGATTTATCGAGAGCCTCTCCACGTTGCGCGAGCAGTACGAAGCGCTGGCGCCGGAGCACTTGCTGTTCAAGGCCGCGCGTGTGCAGTGGCTTGGGCCGGGCTGGGACGCGCAGCTGTCGTGAGGGTCGCCATGCAAGACAGCCTACTGCCGCCGGATGACGGGGACGATGCGGACGAATTACTTGCGCCGTACACACCGCATGAAAACGCGCGCACCTCGGACCCGGAGACCTCGCACGCAGCGGCGGAAAGCCTCGATGTCACGGTGGTGCAAGCACGCGTCTACGGCATCCACCTGGAGCACAAGCGCCGTGGTCTCACCGACGAAGAACTGCTGCGAATCTACAAACTCACCTTTGGCCACACGGCGGAGTCCTCGCCTCGTAAGCGACGCTGCGATCTGTGCAAGGTCGGCCTGATTGTCGATAGCGGGCAGCGGCGCATGTTGAAGAGCGGACGGATGGGGATTGTGTGGATGTTAGCGACAGAGGTTGCGCGATGAGTATTCACGATCGGGGCTTCGCGTCGCTCTCGCCGGAGCGGCTCGCGGAGATCTCGCGCCAGGGCGGATTGGCGTCGCACAAGTCCGGACACGGGTACGAGTGGAACGCGCGCACGGCGCGCAAGGCCGGGCAGTTGGGCGGCAAGGCGTCAGGCATCACACGAAAACGAAAGGCGGATGACAACCATGCCTCTCTTCGAAGTCGCGATTCTGGAACTACCGACGAAAAATGAGAAGGAAGATGGCGCGAGCGAAAAGCTGGTGTTTGGTCCGCGTGCCGTCGTGGCGCGTGATGAACAGGCGGCAGCGGTCAGCGCGGTACTCGACCAGCGCGACGACGATCACACCATCGAAGTCGATCGCTCGCGCATGACGATCCTGGTCCGCCCTTTTGTGTGACCCCGGTGCAGCGATCCGGGGAGCAAGAGCGCGCAGAAGCGGTCACGCAGGTCCTGCGCGCACGCGATGTGCGCAGCGCTCCGTTGCCGGAGTCGTGGCAGCAGTTCAACAGTGCGGCGCAGCACGTCGCGGACATGTTCCCGTCTAGTCAGTACGTGCCAGCCAAGCCGGGCGGGAAGAGCTACACCTCGTCCACGCTGGGGCTCGGGTGAGTGCGATGGACGCGACGGCGGAAATCAGTACCGGCGAGGCTTGACCTCCTGCGTTGGTTGCTCGACCCGTCGTCGCGTCCTGAGCGGTGGTGGCGGCGCTGGTGGAGAAAGGTCTGGAGACGCGCATGACGATGCCGAAAAAGAAACCGCCGCCGTTCCGGCTACTGCGTTTCGTGGAAGTGCCGCGCGCGCAGCTGGCGGCGTACACCGATCGCCCCTGGGAAGAAGTCGTCGCAGCGGCAGAGGCTGGCACCGATGGTCTGAGCGTGGTCGATGCCGATTACTTCGGCATCGTCGCGGCGGAACGCGAGACCGCATGGCTGCGGGAGAACCCGGCGGGCGGCTGTTTCCTGTACCGGCAGAACTGGTGTGATGAGACCAACGATCTGAAGTGGCGGCGCGTGCCGTAAGCGTGATGGATATTGCCTATGCCGATCCGCCCTATCTCGGCTGCTGCTCGCTTTACAAGCACGAACACGGCGAGAGCGCTGAGTGTTGGGACTGGCCGCAGACGCATGCTAATCTCATTGCCCGTCTGGACCTTGAATTCCCAGACGGCTGGGCGCTCTCCGCAAGCTCGGTATCACTTCAGCAAATTCTTCGCTATTGCCCAGAGGATGTTCGCGTGTCGGCATGGGTGAAGCCGTTCGCAGTGTTCAAGCCAAATGTCAATCCAGCTTATGCCTGGGAGCCTGTCATCTGGCGTGGTGGGCGTAAAAACCGTAGCCGTGAAGAACCGACGGTACGCGATTGGGTAAGTGCGGAGATCACACTGAGAAAAGGTCTAACTGGCGCGAAGCCGCCGGTCTTTTGTTGGTGGCTATTTAATCTGATGGGGCTTCAGGTGAATGACACGTTGACGGATATTTATCCTGGAACCGGCGTGGTCGGTTGCGAGTGGGAGCGATTTCAGCGTCAAGGAAAACTCTTTGACGCAGTGCTCTAGCCGTGCAGCTGACCTACTGCCCGACCTGCGGGCACTACCTGGAGACCCCGATCGCCGGACCGAAGGACTGGAGCGCAGAGGCGATCGCGCGGTGGCAGCAGGAAATTGCCGAGACCTGCGCACACACGCCGGTGTGCGGCGGTCCGTGGGAACACGCCGTCAAGGCGATACGAGAGGCACATGCACATGGCGAAAAGCAAAAACGCAGCAGTGCAGGAACAAGTTCCGTTTGATGGGCTGTCGGTCACCAACGTCGCAGAGGTAGACATCCAGCAGGTGAACGGCTCGGTGTGGGTGTTCATCCGGCGGACGAATCAATCGATCGTTCGCGTGTGGATTGGGAACCCGGACCGCACGGTCGAGACGCCGCTACGCGTCACGGTGGAAGCTGAGGACTGGTGAGGAAACGCGACGCCACTGAGCAGGCGATTCTGCGCACGCTGCGACAGGTCGGGGCGGACTACGTGTTGCTCGATCCCTTCGATGTGTTGGTGCTCCATCGCGGGCGACTCTACATGCTCGATTGTAAGACCCCGGCGGGCGTGCCTACGGAGCGACAGAAGGATTTGATCCTCCGGGGCTGGCCACTGCGCTACGTCATCACGCCTGACGATGCGCTGAAAGTGTTGGGCCTATGTTGACCATTGCTGTCCTGCTGCTGCTCTCGGCGTTCATCATCACGATTCTCTCCGCGATGGGGCGCGCGCCGCTCTGGGTGGCCGTGCTCCTGGTCATCATCCTCGGGCTACTACAGAGTATCCCGCTGCGCTGAGGGGGTGTTATGTCCCTGCACGATCCGCAAATTCTGCATGTGCTCGATCTCCTCCACGAAGCGGAAGCGGTGCTGGAGTCGGGGCTGACGCCCCTGCCGCCCAGCCAGATTACGGTGTCGCCGGGTCAGTCCATCCAAGCGGCTATCGATAACGCGGCGGCAGACGCGACGATTCTGATTGAGCCGGGCGTGTATGCCGGGCACCTCGCGATCGGGGCGCGGCCGGTCACCTTGCGGCCGTCTGTGCCCGTTCCCACCGGCACACGCGATCCCGCGTGGAATCCGGTCACCATCACCGACACCAGCGACACCACGATCACCCTGAGCGGATCGGATCGTGCGCGGCTGCTCGGGCTGACGGTGCGCAACACCAACCCGCAGGCCACGCTGATCACTGACCTGGGCATCGGCACACAGCTGGACCGGCTGCTGGTCCTGGGCGATGTCGTCAATGGACAGCATAGGGGCATCCTGGCGCACGGACAAGACGGCGTGTACGTCAATCTGTTCGTCGATGACTGCGGCTTGCCGGGGCGCGACGGGCAGGCGATCTGTGGCTGGGACGGGACGCGCGATCTGCTCATCACGGACTCGTACCTGGGCGGTGCGGCGCAGTCGCTGATGTTTGGCGGCGCGGACAGTACCAGCCCAGAGCGAATGCCCACACGGATCACGGTCGAGCGCTGTCACCTGGGGAAGAACCCCGACTGGTACGGGAAGTTTGATGTCAAAACCAGTCTGGAACTCAAGTGCTGCGTCGGCTTTGTGATGACTGATTGCGTGCTGCAGTGGTCTGGCACCTCGGGCGGACAGAGCGGGTACCTGATCGTGCTGACGCCGCGCAACCAGGACGGCGCGGCGCCGTGGAGCTGCATCGACGGTGTGCTCATCGAACGCTGCCGCTGCATCACCGGTGGTGCGGGGATCTCGCTGCTCGGACGCGACGATACGAATCCGAGTGGGCCGCTGGTGAACGTCGTCATTCGGGATGTCAGTGTCGAGGATATCAATCCGGCGAGCTATGGCGGCTCGGGCTGGGTGGTATTCCTGAACCATGCGCCGCAGCACGTCACCATCGAACGTCTCACGGCACAAGGGCCAAGTGTGCAGTCGATCGTCTATGTGGTCGATCCAGCGGTCGGACTCACGCTGCGAGACTTCAACGTGACGGGGGCGCCGTCTGAATACCCGTACAAGATCAACGATGGCGGGTCAGGCTTGGCGGCGCTGCAGGCGTACATGCCCGACGCGGTGATTGCGATTACCGACCAGGACCAGGGCGCGCAGCACCTGCCGCCCGCTCCTGGCCGGGAGCCTTACCGGGCCTGATCGGGGTTGGAATAGAGGGGCCGCATCGTCTGCAGCGCGATGCGGCGCGACACCGTACGCGGTTCGAATGGGCAGGAGTCGAGCGCTTTCTTGATCAGCGCTTGCCAGCCGTCAGTCCGGCGGTGGCCGCGTACGTTGCCGCTGGCAATTTCGTACGTGTTGACCAGGACGCGCCAGTCGTAGTTGCTGCACTCGTTGGACCCGGTGCCGTCGTTCTGGATCACGAAAATCAGAGACATGTTCAGCGGGAAGAATAGCACAGGTGGGGGGACAGGTCCGCGACGGGTGCGGACCTGTCCGGTCGGGTGTGTCAGTGAATGAACAACAGCCGTCCCAGAATCGCCAGGACGACGACCAGGACGGTCCCCAGCATCCACTTCACGATCGCAAATTCCGCTTTGATGGTGTTCATGCCCTGTTCGTAAGTCGCCACTTCCTCAGCGGCGCGCTGTGCTTCGGCGGCGGGCACCTTCGCCAGAATCAGCGCATCGTATAGCGCGCCCATGCGTAGCGCCATGATTTACTCCTTCCAGTCGGTCACGGGTTGGTCGGCGGGAGTCGATGGATCAGATCCAGGACGAGATTTTCGAGACGATGCACGGTCGTGCGCAGGTCCTCGTACTCGGTCTGTGCCTGGATGGCGGCTTTCAGGGCGTGCTGCAGTCCTTCGTTCGCATGGATGATGCCTTCCGTTGCTTGTTCCAGTCCCGCAGCGGACTGTTGCAGTCCGGCGAACATCTCTCCCAGTGGGTTCGTCATCGCTCCTCCGGTGGCAGCGCGGGTCGTCCGTAACGGACATATCCGCGCAACAAGTGTATCAGTAGTGCGTTCATGCGGGGGTTACCGTCGTGGGACTCGGCGATCGCTCTCGCCTTGGCGTCCTCCCACACCTGTTCGGGGATGTTCTTCAGCCAGAATTTCGGCAGGTACGGGTTGATGTTCTTCCAGGCGCTCATAGCTTCACCTCAGTAAACGCAGATCCCACGGTTGTAGTACGCGGACGGGTCGGCACCGGTCGGCACATCACCGGGCCGGAGGATGTAGAGTGCAGCACCGCGCGGATCGGTCTGCACAAACGCGGCGACGTTCACGTACGCGGCGGTGACAGCATCCGCGTAGGCGGCACTGGTGTCGGGTTTCGGTGCGGCACTCACTGCCCGCTGATTACGCGCGGTAATGATTCGCGCCAGTCGCGTGCGCGCACCTGTCTCCAGGTCGCGGATCGGATATCTCCGGCTGGTCATGGCATTGAGCCAGTACGTTTTGTTTGTGGTCTCGTCGCGTTCGATACAGCCATGGCCGTCACCACACTCCCGTTCGTGCCAGTGGTGCAAGCGGATCGAGATGCGGCGCAGCTGTTCCGCCTCGTCGGCGGTGAAGCCGAGACCGCGCAGTACGTCGGCCTGATGCGTCTGTCGGATCGCTTCTTTGCGTGTCATCGTGGGTACCCTCCTGTGGGTTCCTGGTTGAATGCCGTTCGTAGCATCCACAAAAGCCCGGAAGCGCTGACCGCCTCCGGGCTGATGCGCATACTACGATTCGACGGAGTAGCGGCCTACGGTGTTGCCGTTGTAGTCGCGGAGTCGGCCAGTGTCCTGGCCTAACTCCAGCTTGTCGGCCGTCTCCCGGAGGATCCTGGCCAGCTCGGCACAGCACTCGGCGTCGCTGTCTCCGAAGGCGGCATTGTCGGCGGTGATCGTCATCGTGAATTCCATACGGTTACCAGCTCCTTCTAATTTCGCGGCGGCGTTTCCACAGGAGTGCGGCGGCGTGTTCGCGTACTTGTTCGTCGTCTCTCAGGTTGCCGAGTCCGGGCCGGAATTGCATCCGGCAACACTGCGACAGCTTCGCGTACCCTTTCGACCATTGGCCGCTGTGATGTTCGGACGCGACCAGATAGTAGGCCGCGACGATGAGATAGCGATCGCCTCCGGGGATCATGAGCAGCACCCACAGCACGGCGCGTCCTCGCATCGGCCGCGCGCGTTGGTGTACGACTCGGCACCGCTGCTGAAGCGTGTGTACCGTGAGCCGTACCGATCGCGTCGGCTGCTGCTGTAGACGGCGGCGGCGGTGCTGTCGTCCAAGTGATCCAGGTCGGCGGCGGCGATGTCCGCGCGCGTGTCGCTGCTGCTGCTCTGCTCACTGCTCGCCGGGCAATCCTTCGCGAGATGGTACAGGCGTCCGGGTCCGCCGTACCGCATTTTGTCGCCGACAGAGATCGATCCGTTGCAGCGTCGGCAAATGCCGGGATACTTCGCGCTGATGGTTCTGAACATGGTTACTCCTCCTGGAGTTCCTGGGTTCCCGGTATGGGTTCCCGCGAAAGGCTGCAGCCCTCTGCAGCCCTCCGCGCGACGCACACTAGGCGCTGATCGTGTACTGCTTCTTCTGAATGGCGCGCGCGCTGTTATCCGGGCAGGTGGACGTACCGACTAGCAGATCCTCGACAATCGATCGGCGGTGTCCTTTCTGGTCGATGCGGCTGATCGTCAGCACACACTCGTCGTAGAAGAGTCCCGCATGCTCCAGGTACTGGTTATTGTTCGGGTACGCGCGGAGCGTGAAGGTGTCTCCTGGTCGGACGATGCGCGCGATCGCCTGCCACGCCCCGGTGCGCCAGCACGAAAAAAACGCGCGCTCGTCCTGGCCAATCCAGGCGCCGACCTCCAGGACGTACGACGCCTCCCGATCGCGATTGTCGTCGTCGGTCTTAAAGACGCTCTTCACGCGCGGCAAGCGCTTACAGAAGGTGATCGTGCTCTTGTCGCTGTCGATGTGAATGTAGGCGCGCTCGGCGGTTCTCATGGCGATGATGTCGGTCTTGGTCAATGGGGTCATGGGTTACCTCTCCAGGTTCCTGAGTCTTGGTATAAGACTCGTCAGTCGCTCAAGCCTGACACCTGAGCGACTGCCGCGTCCGGTACCTACTCGCTGTCGCTGCGATCGCGTCCGTCCCAGCTGCAGCCGATTTGCCCACAGCAGGCGCAGTACGTGTCCTCATCGATCGGCGTGATGTCCTCCGGGTCAAAGGTGAAGCGCTGATCGTCTCCGACCATGACGCAGATCACCATGCCGGTGCGGTTCTCGCATCCGCTCCACTCGGTATCCTCGTCGGGTTCGGTCTCCCAGCCGTACACTCTCCAGGCGACGCCTCCGTGGCCGCGTACGGTGTAGGCGTCGGCGCTCCAGGTCTGATCGTCCTCTTCGTAATTCGGTCGGCAGTTTCTCATGTGTGGTTACCTCTCCAGGTTCCAGGGGTTACAGGCCGCACGCGCGATAAAAGCGCTCGCGATCGAAACGGCCGTTTTCGCTGGCGAAGATATCCGCGATCGCTTCGGTCGTTTGCATCCACTGATCGCGCTGCGCCTGATAGGCGTCTGACTGCAGGTCGGCGGCGTCCGGCTTCTGGTCGGCGAGTACGGCGGCGAATTTGATGTAGTCCTTCTTGGTCATGGTTACCGCCTCCTCTGGCGGTTCCTGGTTTCAGGTAGTGAAACCTGCAAGGGGCTGGAGCGGTTCCAGCCCTATGCACGTGTCGCTACTGCAAGCTATCGGTGTAGGCCGCGATCGGGTCCATGATGTGATCCAGGTTCGTCGTGTGGTCGCACACTACGTCCCAGCCGTCGTTACCGTAGACAAACCAGATCCAGCCGATCGCCTGATTGCGCAAGGCGGATTCCTTCGTGTAGACGTACAGGCGATCGTCATCGGCTTGCATCATGGCGTCAACGACTGCGAAATAGCCGTCAGTCGGGTACGCCAGCTCGTTCTCTTCTCCTCCGTTGTTCACGTTCAACAGATACCCGGCATTCTGCAGCGCCGCGATCGTTTTCCGGACGATCGTTTTCTCCTGGCCGATCCGCTTCAAGGTCTGGGCGTCCATTAGCGTTTCACCTTGGGCACGACGGCGAAGTTGATCAAGCCGCGCGGGCCAAAATAGCTGGCATTGCGCAGCTGCTGCAGAATGCCGGGTTCGCTGGCATCCATCCAGGCCTCGCGAAGCGACTGCTTCCAATTGCGTCCGTGCCGGGTGGCGTAATCGAGCAGCGCGGTTAACTCTTCGTTGGTGAGCTGGTGCTTCTTGCACATCTGGTTACCTCTCCAGGTTCCTTGGTGTCCCGACATCATGCCGGGTCCATGTTGCTCTGTAGCACGCCGTATGCCGTGGCATCTTACGAGAATCTCTAGCATTCTAACAAATTGACCACAAAGGAAAATCCGCTAGTCGTCAGCCTTACAACCATTTGTCAGCCTGTAGGGATACATCCGTACAGATTAGATGTCAGGGGTGTAAGGGCTGTCAAGAGGAAAGTGCATGGCTCCTGGTGACGGGTGCTCTCTGAGTGTACGGACCTGTCCGACCTGGTGACCGGTCGGGATTCGATGGCGCGCTATGCTGCCCGCGTCGTATGGGTGCTGCGTTATCGCCTGATCTGCTGCTGCGCCGTATTGCGGTCCTGAACGCGAGAAAGTCTCATCCTGAGCTGACGCCAACTGAGCTGGCTCGACTGTTACGTATGCCGGAGTCGTCGGTCCGGCGGACGGTCAAACTCCTGGAGACGCCACCGAAGGCAATGCTGGAGGCGCTCGGGCCGGACGCTGTTGCTGCCTGGATGGAAGCCATACCGATCGCCTCGATGAAAGGCGATCATCGTCCGGCGAAGGACCTCCTGCTGCACAGCCGGGCGATTGAGCCGGTACAGCTCCAGGGCCAGACTTCGATCGCGATCATCTTTGCCGGTGCTCCAGGCGTGCCGGGTCTCCCATCGTCATCTGAGAACGATTATGTACGCGAAATTGCTAATGAATCCGTCGTAATCGACGCCAACGTAACTGATACGTCACAAGGACCGTCCCACGCGGGGAAGGCCGGGGCCGCAACACCCGAGAGGGACCCGGCGCCGCGTCCGGCTAAGCCGCCTGGAATTTTCCCTCCTGAAACGTAAGGTGGAGCTTCCCGTGTTTGGTGACCAGGATCGGTTGGAGGAGACGCGGATCACGGTAGCGGGTCGAGGGAATGTGTTCACGGTGGATGTGGGGGACGGGCATCTGGTTGAGGTACCTGAGCAATGGGTGGAGCGAGGGGTTGAGGAGTGGCCGCTGGACCTCTACGGGTTAGGGGGAACGCAGCGGTGGGTCCGGGTGCGACGGCGGCGATGGGATCGGCTCAGTCGGATTGACCAGCAGGCAGAGTTAGAGCAAGCGCGGTGGGAGTGGTGATTGTCTTTGCCGCGTCCGTTTTTGTCCGTACAGGCTGAAGCTCTTCGGAGACCTCTTCAGCTGATGCGCTGAGTCACTGGCGCGATACAAAGCTGAGTGACCTTGAACCTGGGCCACGTAAGTTGTGGAATGCAGAGACGTAGGGCGGTGAGATCCCGCTCAGCCAGTAGAGGGGAATCAGGATTTCACCGGATTTTTTCCTCCCCGACGTGAACCCGGACTGTTGAGTAAGTCTGGTTACTGGTGAGTTCGTGTTCTCTTCTTTCCTTCTTCTTTTTTTTCGGTTGAAGGAACGCACAAGGGGGGGATCACGGAAAAAAATCCGGCGTACCCGATATGGTCGAAGTTCGATGAAACAGCGGTTGAGTGAGAAGCGGCAGCGGCGGTGTGAAGAGATTGCGGGTAAGCGCTATCGCTCCTGCTGGGCCAATGGGACGAGTCTGAAGCATGGGATTGCGGAGTGTTGGTGGGGTGAACGAGATGCGGATCGGGTGGATATGTGGGGTCGTCAGTGGTGGCCCTACATTCGGCACGGTCAGGTGGTGAGGCACGATGGCGAGTACTGCGAACCCGAACATTGATAACTTGCCCTGGGGCACCGATGTGGGGATTACCGACCCGTCGGTGAGTGGAGCGGCACCGACAGGGGTGACCCCGGACGCGGGGGCGAGTAGCAGTGTGAGTACGGCGGCAGCGGGACCTGATCCGGGGCTGACCAGCAGTGATCCGGCCGCGCGGATTGACGCGCTCTATAAGCAGGCGGGGATCACCGACAGTGGTCGGGGTTCAGGATTTGCGGACCGGGCGTATTGGTTGGACAACCCCAGCGAGATTATGAACGGCAGGCTGGCGGCGGATTTGGCGGGGACGGGAACGGACCAGCCGACGGGGACACCGGGGCGCGGGGCGTGGCTGAACAGTGGGCGGAACGCACCGGAGGCGAGTGTCGGTCAGCCGACTCGGAATGCGAACGGCGGCTTTTGGGACCCGAGTGAAGCGGTGGTGGCGTCGCCGACGCCGGGGGGATCGGCCTCGGTGGGCGCGGGGATTCCGTGGGCGGCGGGGGCGAGTCAGCCCAGTGCGGCGCCGCCCGGGTATATCTGGGACCCCACGCAGGCGCGGTTCGTGTCACTGCAGCAGTTTCTCGCGAGCCAGGGCGGCGGCGCGGCGGGTGGGGGCGGGGGCGGACAAACACCGGTGGATCAGACGGGAGGGTCGCTGCCGTGAGGGATGACTACGACTTCGACCCGGATTTTGGGCTGGTGGTCGATGACGGCGGGCCGATTGATCCGGGTGATACGTTGGCTGATCCGGAGCGCGATACACGGCTGCGGCTTTGGGATGACGAAGTGAACAGCGACGATCGGCGCGAGGACGAGTAGTGCCGCAGCTGATCGATGGGCGTGTGTGTCGCAACGACAATATCGCGGTGGCTCAGGTCTGCGGCGCTGAGAATGCGGTGGCGCGCGGCGTGCCGGGACCGGCGCTGCCAAACGAAGCGCTGAATTTGGGAAATCTGCCATTGCGTGCATATGCCGATCAGGTGCTCGCGGATGGCGCGGTGGCCTATTGGCGACTCGATGAAATTAGTGGTTTGACTGCGCGCGACAGTATCGGGGGAAATAACGGCACGATCAGCGGCGGCGTGACGCTCAATCAACCGGGGGCGCTCGCGGGTGACTCCGCGATGGCCTTCAACGGCATCAATGGTCAGATCGCAATCCCCAATGGTCCCGCTGTGAGCGGAATTGGACTCGGGCCGTTGACGTTCGAGTTCTGGCTGCGGGAGACAGTGGTACAGATCAATGAACGCCTGCTCGATGTTTCAAGTAATGGTAGTCCCACGTACGCGGGATTTATGGCGTTCCGCCCTGATGCGGTCAGTTTAGGTGTCACGATGCGCGATCCCGTGACGAGCGGGGCCACGCTTGTCGCCCAAGGTCCGCTCCCGGCTGATGGGCAATGGCGACACATCGTCGGCGTGCTCACGCGGGGTACATCCGACACGATGAGTCTGTTTATTAACGGCGTCCTAATCCAGACCCAATCCGGGAGCGTCACGGGAGTGGATTACTCCTTGACGGGCAATCTGTTGTTGGGTTCTCTGTACATCCCTACCGCCGGTTATTTTTTTGGCGGCTTCCTCGATGAAGTGGCGATCTACCACACGGCGCTGAGTCCGGCGCAAATTCTCGCGCACTATCAGGCGGGCGTGGTGGTCACTGAAAATATTCGGGTCGGGGTGCCGGGACCCAATCCAGAAATCCCGTGAAGAAAGCGAAACCAGATGCCGCAAACAGTACGCGGGCGCGTGGTGCGGAACGACAACATCGCGATCGCGCTCCCCTGCGGGACAGAAAACGCGGTGGCTTCCTCCGTCCCCGCGCCCACCCCGCAGATCGAGAACGTCCAGCTGGGCAACACGACGGCGCCCTACGGCGTGGAGAAAATTCAGGTCGGCATAACCGGCCCCAATCCGGAGATTCCATGACCACGAAACACGCGAAAGACGAGGCACCGATTATTGATCCGCCGGAGCCGGAAACCCCGCCGGTCCAGGTGCAGGTCGTGCCGCAGGAGCGGGCGGAAGTCGGGCGCGTCAAATTTGAGGACGCCTCGGGACTGGAGAATGGCTGGGCGATCTATCACGTGCCGCAGGCGCTGCGTGAGCGGACGCTGCAGTGGCGTTATCAGCAGCATGAGCAGAATCACCAGCTCGGGGACGGCACGTGGGTGTACCGATTGACGCACACCAGCGGGATCGGGAACGAAGAGCACGATCCGAACCTGGAAGCGATTGATCCGCCGCCGTCAGAGCCGACCGATGCCTGACGCGACCAGTTCGTTGCTCGCGATGTACCAGCAGCTGCTGGGCGGCAGTAGTGCGCAGGAAGCCACGGCGCTGCAAGCCGCCTGTGCACAGCGCGTGGTGCTCTCGGGGCTGACGATTTCGCCGACCGGCGTGTTTGGGTTTCCCGGCACGCTCTCGCTGGGCGGAGGACTGGCGGTCACCGGGAAGTTTCAGGCGCTCTACAACGTGGGCACCAATGCGGTCACGGGCAATGTGGGGGGCACTATTGGGTTCACCTTCACCAATCTCAGCAACAACCAGTTGGCGCAGACGCTCTTAGAGATGGGGAACGATGCGGCCAATAGCATGCTGCGGCTGGTGAATTATTCCTCGACGGCGGGCGGTGCGCTCTCCGAGATTATGAGCAACGGATCGCTCCTGCAGCAGAATGGCAGCGGCGGGTTGACGATTTCGGCGTCCGCCAGTGATATCAAGTTTTTTACCAATGGCATCTATCGCGCGCGCCTGATGAGTAGCGGCGAGTGGTGCTGCGGCGGGGCGTTTGGTCCCGTGGGCGGCGGAATGGTCTCAGTGCAGGCCGATCCGACGATGGGGCAAGCGGGTCTGACGATCAAAAACGCCAGCGCGAGCAATGTCATCTTTGCCGCGTTCTACAACAATGCGACGGCGATCGCGGGAGCGATCACGCAGTCGTCCTCGACCACGGTGAATTACGGGACTTCCTCGGATGCGCGCCTGAAGATCGATCGCGGACCCGCGCGCGATCTCGATCGGCTGCGCCGACTCAAGGTGCGTGATTTTTTCTGGAAAGAGGACGAGCGCCCCGATCGCGGACTCTTTGCGCAGGATGTGCGCGACTATCCCTATGCCGTCACGCCCGGTGATGACAACGGACGCGTGTGGCAGCTGGATTATTCCAAGTTCGTGGCGGATCTGATCGCGGGCTGGCAGCAGCATGACAAGCGGCTGCGGCAACTGGAGGAGTTGTGAAGGTGACCCTCGACGCGGAGGAGTACTGGAAGCTGCGCGCGATCTGCGGTGATACGCAGCGCCTCCAGGTCATGTTACAGGCGGTGAACGAACAGCTGAAGGTGGCGCAGAGCAAACAGGACGCGTGTCTGGCCGATCTGGCGCTCGCGCACGGGTTGCTCGAGACGCTGCCGACCTTTCAGCTCGATGATGCGACCTTGAGTCTGGTGATGCCAGAGGCGAGTCGTGTGTGACGCGTCGCGATCTGCTGCGCGCACTCTTGGCGCTCCCCATCGCGGCGACGCTCGATGTCGAGCAGCTGCTCTGGGTACCCAAGCCGATCATCGTGGTGCCCGCGATGCCGGTCAACACGCGTATCACTGGTGAAACGGTCGTGCGTGCGTGGGAAGAGTACGTGGGGTTGATGCCGATTGATACCGTGTTCAATCTGGACAGGAGGTTTCTGAGAGGCATTTTGTGACGTAAAGACTCGACCGAATGCGCTCGACGCGGGTTTGCTCCCCGCGTGACAGCCGGAAATCCTGACCGGTGCGCGTTCGATAACGGGACCAGCGAAAAGGGATCGCTGTACGGCGTGTTTGTCATCCGCGCCGAACAGTCGATCCCTTTTTTGTTGGTCCGGAGACCCTTTTTGGCGAACGGCGCGAAGTGTTGCTGGTGTGGCGAGCTGCTGCGAGACGCAGGCCCGAATATTTTTCTGTGTCCGACCCAAATCTGCCGCGATCGACAGATTCAGTGGGCGATTCAGCAGAAAAACGCGAAAGGCGTCATCAGCTACTTGTACGTCCCGACGCCACGACAGGTGGAATTTCACGAAGCGCCGACCAAGCACACGATTTTCGGCGGCGCCGCTGGTCCGGGGAAATCGCACGCCTTGCGCTGGGATCTCTATATCCGGTGTCTCCGGCAACCGGGCTATGAAGCGCTCTTGCTGCGCCGCACCTTTCCGGAGCTGGAGAAAACCCACATCCGCAAGGCCGCGCGCGAAGCGCCGCAGCTGGGCGCGGTGCTGGTGACCTCCGAACACGTCGTGCGCTTCTCCAACGGGTCGCTGCTGGAGTTTGGGCACTGCGATAACGACGGCGCGATCAGTAAGTACCTCTCGACCGAGTACGACGCGATCGGTTTTGACGAATTGGTGACCTTTGAGCGGGATATCGCGCTGGAAATCATGACGCGCGCGCGCACCTCCAAACCGGGGCTGCGCGCGATGGTGAAAGCAGGCAGCAATCCAGGCGGTGTCGGTGCGCTCTGGGTCTTGGACTTTTTCATCGACCATCGTGTCGATGCGGAGCGCTATCCCTTCTATAAGCCGGAGGATTGGGGCTTTATTCCGGCGAATTTGGACGACAACCCGTACCGCGATCTGGAGTACGAGCAGTCGCTCACCGTGTTGGACCCGGCGCGCTATCAGCAGCTGCGCTTTGGCAACTGGCGCGTGTTCGATGGCCAGATGTTTGGTGCCTGGGACGAACGCAAGCACGTGGTGAGCCTGACCATTCCCACCCCGGCGCAGCAGACATGGTTCTGCTCGATGGATTGGGGCTTCAATGCGCCGGGCGTGTGTTTGTGGTGGGTCGCCGCCGCTGATGGGCACTATTTGGTCGTTGATGAGCTGAAATTCAAGGAAACGCCCGTGCGTGATGTCGCGCGGATGATCAAAGAGAAAACCAAGGCGCTAGGGATCAAGAAAGTGCCACAGGTCTGGGCGGATCCCGCGATTTGGCAGCGGCACGGGCAGGTCGGCGAAGCGATTGCGGAAACCTTCGGGCGCCTGGGCGTCCCGGTCACCAAATCGAACAACGACCGGATGAACGGCTGGCAGCGTCTGCAGGAAATGCTGCGGGACGCCCCGGATGGTCGGCCGTGGCTGCAGGTGGACCGTTCGTGCCGGTATCTGACGCGCACGATCCCCGCCGCTGTGCGTGACAAGACGAACGAAGAGGACCTGGACACCGCTGGCGACGATCACGCGCTCGACGCGCTGCGCTACGGCGCGATGTCCCGCCGCCGGTTCAATGGACACGCGATGCCGATGGCGTTCCTGCCCGGATCGATTGGCGCGCTGGTCTCGGAGCTGCGTGGGCCTGAGCGGCTGATTCTCGGGCGGCACAGTGCCAAAGAGGTGCATCCATGATGCCCCTGCCGCCCGGAGGACCGCCCGGACCGCCGACCGGCGATCCGACGATGGTCGGCTCCCCCGCCGCGCTCACCCCGGACCGCGATCCCGACACGGGCACCGCGATCCCGATGACGCTCGATCAGATCGGCGTTTGGTGGAGTCGGGTCGAGGCGAGTCGCGCGCGGCGCGAAGTGGTCGAGCAGGAATGGCAGAAAAACATCGACGCCTACGAAGGCAAGCCGCTCGATCAGCTGCCCAGTACCGACTGGGTGAACCCCAACACCGATTTTGCCGATGTCGAGCAGAAAAAGGCGCAGCTGTTCTTCGCGACGCCCGAAGTGCACTGCATTCCGCAGGAACCGCTGAGTCAGGGGCAGGAAAACGTCATTCTGATCAAGCAGGCGGTCCTCAACGACAAGCTGGGACCCAACGGTGTGGATGCCAAGCGGATGATGGACAAAACGATCTTCGACGTGCTTTGCCCGGCAGGCTGGGGCGCGACCAAGATCGGGTACGAAACGGTCACGCGGCCGGTCAGTCAGTCGATTCCGCATCCGATTCCCGGTCAGCCGCCGATCGAGCAGACGATCGACGTGCCGGTCTATGAGGAGTGGTTCTGGGAGCACTTCTCGCCGAAGAAGCTCCTGGTTCCCGACGATTTCTACGACAACCAGTTCGACAAGGCGCCATGGCTCGGGATGGAATTTTCGATGCCGCTGCTCTCGGCCAAGCGCAAATTCAAGCTCCCGGACGATTTTTCAGCGACCAGCAGCGAGGACACGCACATTTTCGATGACGCCAGCGGTCAAGGCAGCTCGGCGAGTAAGACGCGCGATCTGGTCACCGGCGTGGAGATTTGGTACCGCGCGTCGCTGGAGGATGAGGCGGTCTTTCATCCAGAGATGCTGCGCAAGCTGGTGCTGATCGACAGGATGCGCGATCAACCGGCGACGCACATGGATTCGCCCTATCAGTCACTCGATCCGCAGGGACGGCTCACGGCGGATTCCATGATCGGCAGTCCGATCCACGTGCTGACGATTCGCGACCAGACCGACAGCGCCTACATTCGATCCGACAGCTCGATGACGCGCGATCTGGTCGATCAGTTGGCGAAGTTTCTGACGACGCAGGTCAAGCAGCGCGATACCTCGATTCCGATGCGCTTGGTCGATGAAGGCGTGATCACGCCTGATGTGATGAAGAAAATCACTGGCGGCGATTACGGCGCCTTCATTCCGATCCCGGAGGGGCGTCTGGAGCCGCCGCCGATCGTGGAAATTGCCCGTGCGCAGTATCCGCGCGAGAACTACGAAGGACAGGCGCGCATCGAACGCCAGCTCGCCAAAACGCTTGCGCTCGATAGCAATCAGTCGGGCGCGACCGATGCGACCAACCGGACGGCGACCGAACTGACCCTGGTGCAGAACAACGCGAGTATGCGGCTCAAAGCGGAGCGCAATCGCGTGATCCAGTTCTTTCTTGCGGGCGTGCGCAAATTCGACAGCTTGCTGCAGCGCTTCGCGACTGATACCAGCGCGATTCAGATCGTGGGACCCGATGGCGCGCAGCAATGGGCCGCGTGGAACCGGCTCACGATTGCCGGGCGGTACGCCTACGACATCAAGCCAGATAGCGGCGTGGATCTGGACGAGGCGACGGTGCGCAAGCAGGCGCTCGATACCTATAACTTCATCGGCAAGGATCCGCTGGTCGATCGCAGTTATCTGATTTCAGAGCTGGCGCCTGCGCTCCACCTGGACCCGCAGCGCCTCAAAGCGCAACCGGCACCGCCCAAACCCGATCGGCCGACGCTGGGGTTCTCGTTCAAGGGCGAGGATCTGCTCAATCCGCTGGCGGTGGCCGTGATGATCCAGGGCGGCGTGACGATTACACCTGACATGATTCAGCAGGCGCACACGCTGATTCAGACGGCGACCGGCATTCCCGCACCGCCCATTTCGCCGACGCCGGGGGTGCCAGGAATGCCACCGACCACGCCGACACCGGGCAATCCGCAGCCAGGGGCACAGCCGCCGCCTCCTCCACCGCCAGGGCAACCGCCGCAGCCCGGCGTGATGCCGAAAACCGAAACGGTCAATGAACACGCCAAGGGCACCGGCCGCATTTCGGGCGCGCCGAATTTGCCGCAACGGATCGTAGGGCTCAATGAGTGACCGCTGCGAGGCGTGTGGACACGTGGTGGAGATTGGCGACTGGCCGTTTTGTCCCCACGGGCGCGCCGGGTCCGCCGTGATCGGTGACGAGATTGATCTGATCATCGAAAACAACGGCACCTCGATGCCGATGCGGTTTCGCAGTCGTGAAGCGCTCAAAAAGCACTTGGACGCGCATGATCTGGCGCCGATGGTGCGACATATCCCGGCGAAGGGATCGGACAAGTCTCCGCACACCCTGGATTGGAGTCGCGGGATTGATCCGGTCACTTTGGAGAATGCGCGCGTGCTGACGATGCGCGCCGCCGAACGCGGATCGGTGCCCGCGTCCCAGCCGCTCCCGATCGAGTTGACCGCGCGGACGTTGGACAGCTGGTTCGTGGTGAAGATGGAGCGTGACTGATGTACCGATTTCTGATTACCGATGACGAACCACAGTTGGTCGCGTGCCGCTATCAGGATTCCGTCGCGCAGCCCGGAAAAATGATCTGCTACAACGAGGACGGGACCGCGCTGGTGGTGGAACCCGAAAGCGCGGGCGGCAAGATTCGCAGCACGCGTCCCGATGAAAACTCCGACTCACCCTGGTGCTGGGGCGATCCGTGCGGGGATCTGCTGGTCTATCGACCCGACCCCGAGAACGAACCGGATCATATTGTCGCGTTTCGCATGGTGGTCAAGTGAACGCAGGCTCCGTGATTTTGCTCGGCAGCGGGTCCCACACGGCGTCTGATGTCACGCCGATGGTGCGGACGTTTCCCCCGCCGCCAGCGGGGAGCTATGACCACGTGCTGCCGTGGCAACCGCCCGATACGCGCGACTATTTGCGCGGCGACTGGTGGGCAGTCGTGTGTCCGGGATTGCCCGCTGTCCCCGGTGGTCCCAGCGGTGGCAGCAGCGAACATCCGGAGCGTGTGGTCACTGGACTCGACTACAAGTACGACCGCAATGTCTGGTGGCCGCAGATGGTCAACCAGCATCGCGCGCGTGGGTACACCCACTGGTGCCGCTGGGCGAGTAATGCGCTGTGGGATCCGATCGGCGGCAATTCCTCGATTCCCAAGTTTGTGGACGACTGCGGATTGCTCAAGCGGTTGGGCATGTCGTACGTCGTGGTCTCGTTGGCGAGTAAGGTCTACGACCCGCGCGATATGACGCCGCAGCAGTATCAGGATCGGATCGGGCCGCTGTTGATGGCGCTCCTCGACGCGAAGGTGGTGGACGAAGTGATTCCCGCTTTTGAGATGGATAGCTTCAACGTACCAGGCACACCCACGATCGACATTGTCAAGTGGGTCGGACAGACCGCGCATCCCTACGGCGTGAGTAACTGGTGTCACTTCTATCCGGAACATACCAGTTGGTTTGCCGATGGTGACCCGCGCGGCCGGTACGGATTCTGGGATGACCTCGGTGCCGACTGTGACGGTCTGAACTACCAAGCCGATTCCAGCTGGGACGTGCCGATGCTGCAAGCCAAGATCGTGGACAGCTTGAAACAGTTCGGTGAGCAGGGCGGGGTGCATAAGTTCCGGCTCTGTGAGGACCAAGCGATCAAACAGTTCACGGGAGACCCGTGGGGGTCCGGGTCAGAACACCCCAACGAAGATGATGGGAGTCAGCGCGGCTATTACGCGTGCTGCACCATCGACAACGTGGGTCATACCGACGCGAAGGTGTGGGGTTATGGTAACGGCGGCATGAACGTGGATGGCACGTGGCTGTGATTGTGGTGTTGCTGCTCGCGTGTGTGTCGTGCGGGTGCGCGCTGCATCTGCGCGTGATGCCGACGCGGATCTGCCAGGACGGCTTGCCGGTGCGGGTACTGGTCGATGCCGCGTGTCGGGACGGCATCTGCGGGTACACGTGCGCACCGGATCGGTGGAAGGACGGCGCTCGATGATTGTGAAGGCGGACGGCAGCATTGCCGGTCGGCAGGTGCAGAAGCTCTATGACCCGCGACTCGCCAAACTGCTGATGGCGCTCGACGCGGTGTTGCACGAACAGGGTCTCGGCTTGTTCTGCACCAAGTGTCATCGGCTCGGGATGCCTGATGGGGTGCGCGGACTGAGTACAGAAACAGAGTACGTGTTGGAGTGTGGCTGTGCGCGGCGCAGTTTCGCGATTGCGACGGGGAAATGCACGGTGCAGCTGCAATGACGACGGTGCCGACGTGTAGCTGTGAAACGCCGCAAATTCATGTGCGGCCGAGTGGAGACATTATCTGTTTGAACTGTGGATTGCCGATGCCGCCGCCGCGACCGGCACCAGTGGAGAGACCTTAGACGACAAAGAATTTTAAGTTCGCGTGAGCTAGGCAGGCCTGCCGCAACACCTTCGCCAGAGGGTGCGCTCACGCGAGAACAGCTGGCGAGCACGCATGAGGCACGTGCAACGGACCCGCAGGTCCGGTGTTCGTGTCTTTTTTTTCGCGTGCTGGCGGCGAGACGGCCAGCGAGGGACGACATGGCCGATGAAAGTACCGGATCGCTTCCTTCGACGCCTGCAGCGGCACCCGCCGTTTCATCGTCGTCGGGGAGTGCGGCACCGGCGGCGACAACGACACCGACCGACGTAAAACGTCCAGCCAATTTCCGCGACGCCTTGCGGCAGGCTGAGAAAGAGGAGTCGTCATCCTCGACCCCGGCATCTGGCGAGACCGACGCTGCAGCCGCGACAGTGCTGCCCACCGATGCAGGTTCTGCGGCGACAGAGGGTCCGGTGCCCTACAGCCGATTTTCCGAAGTCAACACCGCCAAGAAAGCGGCGGAAGCGCGACTAAAGGAAATCGAAAGCCGACTCTCGGGTTTGTCCTGGGCGGATGGCGTCGATCCGCGCGTGGTCGCGGATTCGGTGCGGTGGCGCGCGCGGGCGCACAACGACATCGAAGGGTTTCTGAACGACATCGTGACTAGTGCTCCCCCGGAGCGGCAGTCACAGGTCCGCAACGCGCTTGCGCGACTGATGCAGGCGCAGCGTCCGGACACAGAACCCCAGCCAGACATCCAGACCGATACCGGTCAACCGGTCTATTCCGCCAAGCAACAGGCGGCATGGTACCAGTGGCAATCCCGTCAGCAGGAAGCGAAATGGCAGCAGCGACTGGCGCCGCTTGAACAGGAATTGGCGCGCGGGCGTCAGGTCCGCGAACAGGCGGCACGTGACCATGAGAACCATACCTTTGCGGTCGGGACCGCCAAGGAAGCGAACGACTGGCCACATTTCAAGGAACACGCGGCGGAAATTGTTGAGGAGCTGCAGAAGTTCCCGCCTGGGGAAACCCAAGAGCGCGAAAAGCTGCATCTGTACAACGCCTACGTCACGGTCCTGAAACGCACGGTGCTGCCTGGGCTGTCGGGGAAAACCGAAGCCGCTGTCCTCGCCAATCTCAAAACCAAAGCGACCGCCTCGTCAGAGCATCCCGGCCGTGCGGCCTCGGCGCCGACCTCTCGACCTCGGTCGATGGGTGACGCCTTGCGCAAGGAGCTGGCGAAAGCAGGCGTGCGGTGAAGGAGCACACGTAAATGGCAGTCCCAAACCTCGGGCAAATCGTCGCCAACGCCTGGGTGGCGTATGTCGGCGGCAAGCCGGAGGACAACATTTTCGAGGATTACTGGATGTTCGACCAGTTCTCGAAAGGGGAAGGCTTCAAGTCGTTCGACGGTGGGTTGTCAATCAATGGACCGATTGACTACGCGCTGAATACGACGGTATCGAGTTACACCGATACCGACACGATCAGCACAACCCGCATCGACGTGTTCGATGAGTACTCGTTCCCCTGGAAAGAGTACGCGGGCAACGTCGTGATGTCGTACCTGGAAGAAGCGAAGAACCAAGGCTCTGGCCGGAAGTTCGATCTCCTGGAAGGCAAACTGGACAACCTCCGAACCACGCTGCAAAAGCAGCTGAACGACGGGATGCTGTCGGACGGCACGGGCAACAACAGCAAGGATATCGGCGGTCTGCAACTGCTCGTCTCCGCGAATCCGATCGTCGGATCGCCGGGCGGGATCAATCGCGGCACCTTCTCGTTCTGGCGCAACCAACAGGTCAGCGGCACCAAGACCACGACCGCGTTCGACAACCTGCGCGCGGCGATGCGGTCTTGTTACAACCTGTGCGGATCGGGTGTCGATAACACCCATCCCAGCTTCGCGCTGACGGATCGTCCGTCGTTCGAAGGCTACGAAGGGTTGCTGACCGCCAACGAGCGGTACACCGACAAGAAGAAGGGCGATGCCGGGTTCAAGAACGAGAACCTTGCGTTCAAGGACATCATGATCGCCTACGACAAGAGCACCGCGTTCCTCGCGGGCTCGGTCTACTTCCTGAACACCAAGTACATCAAGCTCGGCTACCAGAGCGGGTTCTGGATGAAGGGACGCCCGGCGGTGTCGCCTGCCAACCAGACGATCGAAGTGTTCACGGTCATGACCATCGCCAACCTTTACACGTCGAATCCGCGCCGCCTGGGCGTGGTGACGGCGGTGAATTGAGAAGGAGATAAGTCATGCCTACTTTCACACAGGATCCGATTTCGATCGGACAAGACGGGTTCACTGCATCGCTTACTCCGTCGCAGTCAATGGGCGCGCTCGGAAAAACCAAGGACGGACGGGTGTTTCGGTACTGCAGGGCGGGGGCGGTTGATCTGGTGGCGGGTAACGTCGTGCAGTCGCCGACAGTCCAGCCGCTGCATCTGGCTCTTACTCCGTTGACAGCGGCGGTCGGGGCCACGGTGGTGTCGGCCACACTCGGCGCGGCGGCAGCGACAGCGGGTCAGTACGCCGAAGGCATCCTGGGCATTGACGGCGGTTATGGGCACTGCATCGCGGGTCATGCGGCAGTGCTCTCGGGCGGCGTCATCACGTTGCAGCTGCGCGCGGACGATCCGCTGCAGGTTGCATTGCCGGGGACCTTCAAGGTGAACCTGATGGCCAATCCCTACAACGGGGTCATCCAGATGCCGACCGTGGCGGCTGGTCTGGCTGTAGGGGTCGCGGGCTACATCATCCCAGCCGGTCAGTGCGGTTGGGTGCAGGTCATGGGTCTCTCGTCGGTGCTGGTCAACGGCACTCCGGGTCTCAACGCCGCTGTGACTAACGGGGCCACAGCGGCTGGGTCGGTGGATGTCATTACGACGACCAATCTAGTGACCTCGCGTGTGCTCGGCTACATGGCGCAAGCAGGCGTCACCGGCAAAGCGTGTCTGGTGAATCTCTGCATCAATTGACAACCCGTGCGGGGTGCGCGTGTTCAGCGCGCATCCCGTTCTTGCGGAGTGGAAATGGCAAAGAATTTTGGTATCCCAGATAACTCGCCCATCCTGACCGGTCAGCCGCTGCCCGAAGAGCCGCCTGCGCCGCCGGTGTCGTCTGCGGCGGAGCCGCTCACGCTCTCAATGGATCAGCTCTCTGCCATTGTCGCGATGGCGGTTAAGACGGCGATGGAGGGGTCGGCGGAAGCTAACGCCTTCGCGATGAAGAAGGCGCTGAAGCCGGAGAATGATCCGGCGCCGATGGTAAGCGCATTCAATCCGGCGGGGGATCGGGATCATCCGCGCCCGAAGCTGAAATGTGAGTTCACGCTCTTTGACGGCATCCCGATCGACGGGACGACTGACACACGCGAAGAGCTGGAGCTAATGAACCAGCTGGTGGCTGGCGACTACTTCGTCAGTAAGTCGGATGGCACGATGGTGCCGTTCAAAGTGCGCGAGATTCGCAACGACCTGGGACAGCTGCGACGGATCGATCTGTCGTTTCCGTACCGGGACGAATCGGATCGCGCGGGTGTGCTGCCGATGGCGATGTGGCTGCGCGATGTCGTGCGCCAGATCGAACGTCAGCGCGTGGCGTAACAGCGGCGCCCCGACCCGCACGCGCTTGATCGAGCTGGGCCGTCACGTGTCCGGCGTGACGAGATGTCCGATCGCGCGTGTGGATCGGGAGCCGGTTCACACGGTAATCAACTGTGCTCCTCAGTGATATTCAGCTGGCGGCGTACCGTCGGACCGGGTATGCCGATACGCCTGCGAACGAAGTCGTCACGCGGATGCTGCAGTGGATCAATATCTGGCATCAGCGCTTGCTGGCGCGGCCAGGCATTGAGCTACTGCGCGACGTGTCGGTGACGTTCAATTCGGTCGCGGGACAGGCGCAGTACCCGTTGCCCGCGTCGGTGCGGCGCGTGGCGAAAATGTTTGAAACGCTCTCCCCGACCGTGTTGCGGATGGAAGCCTGGAGTTGGATTCGGGAGAACGATCCGCAGCTCGCCGCCAAGGGGATTCCGGAAGTGTGGGTGCCGGTGACATGGCAGCTGGTCACCCCGCCCTTGCCGCAGCTGACGATTCAGCTCTGGCCGACACCGGGCGGTGTCATTCCGTACACGGTCGATAGCGCGACGACGGCGGTGGATTTAGCGGCGCCGACTGATGAGCCGCTCCTGCCCTTTGAGTATCACTGGTTGTTGGTGGAAGCCGCTTGCTATGAAGAGTGGCTACGCAAAGCGGACTCGCGGGCGGGGACCGCGCGCCAAGACCTGGAGACCGGGTTCAAAGAAATGCGGCACTGGTTGGCGAATCCCCCGGACTACAAACCGATGGCGGGCGGCAACGAACCGCAACCGTCGCGACTCGGCGGGATGTACCCCGCGTGGCGTCCGTAAATGGGCCAGGAAGCGACGGAAAAACGTCTCGTCATCAGCGATCTGCGCGGTGGGCGCAACGGTACCGAACCGCCCACGGTGCTGGGCGATACCACGTGTGTGGAAGCGCTGAACGTCGATTGGGATGATGCGGCGGTGGCGCACAAGCGATTGGGCGCCAGCGCGGTGGTGTTACAGGGGCCAGGGGCAGGCGCGAGTCCGATTACGGGCACCGTCTCGTTTCTGGGGCGGCACGTGCCCAACAGTGATGACACGATGGCGGAATTGTGGATGGCGGATGACGCGTTTCCCAACGCCAATATTTGCCGTGAACAGTTGGGCGGTTCACCAGGGCTGGTCAAACCAACCATTACCGATCCGGTGACCGGAAACGGGTGGGATGTGCAGGGCGCCTCGATTCGCAGCAAGTACATGCTCTGCTACCAGTCTGGGCAACCGCGCTTTCATTGTTGGGATCCGACAACCGGCAGTATTCGCCGAACTGGGATCGCGACGCCTACTCCGACACTGACCGCTGCGAATACCGGGTCTGGGACCTATCCGAATGTCACTCGGTACTATCGGGTGCGCGCGGTCACGATCGTCTCAGGGTTTGTGACCCGACGTAGTGAACCAGGGGCGGTCAGTGGAGCGGCGACGCCGTCTGGTACCGGTAGCGGGATTGTGCTGACCATTACGGGCGGTGCGCCTGGCGAAGGGGAAACCCACTGGGAGGTTGAGGCATCCACCGATCAAGTCACGTTTTTCGTGCTCGGGACTACGCCGATTGGATCGACTTATACCGATACGACCTTAACCACTAATTACGTGAACCTGCCGGTCTCGCCAGCGACCGGCACGTACGGACTGCAGCGGCCGTATCGGTTCGTGGTGATCGATCAGAACCGCGTGATTGGCTTCGGATCGTATACGGCGACGGACCCGCAGAACCGATTGGAATTCTCCGGCGTGATCGGTAGCACAAACGCCTCGGATGACGAGCGCGTGCCGATTGGGAACTATCTGGATCTCGATGACAACGACAGCGGTCCGCCGACGGGACTGATTGGTCCGGTCTTTGGCGCCTTCTACGTGTTTAAGTATCGGCAGGTCTGGAAGCTGATCGCGACCGGGAACGCGACACAACCGTACGCGCTCTACTCCATCTCTAAGGTTGTCGGCGCGATTCATCAGAACTCGATCGATTTGGGCGAGGATGCGGCGGGCAATCCGGTCGTCTATTTCATGTCGGCGCGCGGACCGTACCGGTTGGGAACGACGGGGTTGCAGTATATCGGTCTGCCCAATGAGGATTTGTGGCTGGGACCAACGGCGTCGGTCAATTACAACTCGACCACGGTCGTCGCGCATACGGTCTATCACAGCGACAAACGTCAGGTGTGGTTTTGGTTTGCGATTCAGCCCAATAACGATCCGACGATCAAACTGATGTATGACGTGCGGCGCAGTGCGTGGGCGCGACACGGCGACCAGAGTGCCAATGCGCGATGCTCGGTGATGTTTGCGAACACGTTTGGCGCGACCAGTTCGCGTGATCTGAAACCCTATATTGGGTATGCCGGGGCGGTCAAGAGCCTGTGGAAGTGCGATGACCCGCAGAAGAGTGACGATGCGGGGAATCTCTTTCAGGCGTTTGTGTTGACGAAGCCGTATTTTCTCGGCGGAGCGGGCGCGTATTGCACCGTGGGGCAAGGGACGCTGCTGGGGATCTATCGGGTGGGCAGTGTGACCATCACGTTGACGCTGACGCGAGATTTCGGCAAGGAGAGTCGCACCTCGACGGCGTACTTGAACCCGGTGGGATCGGAGACGCGCGTGCAGGCGCTCTTCGATGCGGCGGGCATGGCGGGGGCGTATGCGATCCAGTTGCAGATTGGCGATGCGGCCCAAGTGAGCAACCGCTGGCTTCTCGATATGGTGACGGTGAACTACACGCGCGATCAGGCTGTGGTCTGAGATGAATTTCCATTTCCGTAGTGAACTCCTGAGCGATGACTGGGAGATGGCGCGCGGATTTCTGGTGTCGGAATTTGATTACCTGTTTGCGGCGCTGGTCTCCTCTGGTGTGGCAACGACGAGTGGGAGCGGTGGCAGCGGAGCACTGCACACTGTCGGCACGCCAGTCATACCGGGGCACTTACTCAGCTTCTATGACGCCAGCGGCACTGCGGCGGCAGACAGTGGCATTGCGGCGGGAACGGTATTAGTGGTGGGCAGTCCTCCGACAGCGCATC